TTGTAAAGAACATGACCTCTTGGTCATCCGCATCAGCCACACCGAAGACATCGTCAGTTGATTGAACCGCTTCAGTAAAGGTTCTTGCCAGAGAGAACGTCTTCAGATCAGAAGTAGTCTTACTTTCTGTCAGACCCTTGTTGAAGATGAAAGGTTGTAACTGGTCGGATGCGCTTTTTGTTTCAGAGAATCCTTTGCCTACGTTTAACAGGCTCACATCAACAACAACCTGAATGTCCCGAACAACTGGGTTAAGTCCACGAAAATCTAGTTGTGCATCAAAGACAATGGTTATCCATTGGATTGCCGCAAGTGGAACTACACGAGTAATAGACGAAGTTGCGCCAACACTACTTGTGCTAATACTACCGGGGGCTTGAACATCAACAGATGCAACTGGGGTTGTCGTCGTTACCGATAAAACAATACGACTCAGAGCCATTAGAAATCTTCTCTGAGTTTAAATTTCAATACGTCATAGACCGTCTGGATGGTGGCATCAGCGAAGGTGATCTGTATCTCGCCCTCGTAATCACCAGCAGTCTGGGTTAAGTCTGTGCTTCCCCAGTTGAACTGAACTCGACCACCAGAACCAGCCGTGTTGTATGGAGATGCAGAGTCAATAGAGCCATCTGCGTTCACCTTACCAACCAGCAATGTCCCAACAAGGGTAGCCAATATGGTTGTGCTTCCTACGGCACGAAACAGCAATCGAACAGTTGAGCCATTCAAGCCAATAGGCGAACCACTTGACTCGTCTGTCAGGCTGACCACTAGCGCTGGTTTGGTGTCGCCTTGGACTAATTTAATCTTTTCTGCCATCTTGAATCCTCAAAGTGCGGGAATTTGAATACGTGAGTCAGAGCGCACATATCCACGAACAGCCCGTTGCCTTGCGGCGTTAATCCCTTGGACATACTTGGCTTGGTAAATCGCTCCAGAGTTTGGACTAGAGTAGGGTTTCCCCGGACTCATCATCAGTCTGGCTATTGCGCCAGCACCAATCTCCTCTGCATAGTCTTCAAGCAATACGTCCTCCACAAGAACAGCAGAGCGGCTAGGCTTTAGAGCCACCCGCATAGTGATTGCACTTGCTGAAGTTGCAGATGGTCTTGGGTGAATAGTGAACGTGCGCTCATCTTTTTGAAAGTAGAACTGCGGCGTACTCTTGGCAACTACCGCACCCTCGTATCCAGTGTTGTAAATAGTTGGGTCTGTGACCGAGTCTGGATTGACAGCCCCCATCTCTGCGTCCTTGAACCACATCTTCATTACCTTGGTCACCAAATGATTGGTGATAGGAGGTTCAAAGTCATAGTCACCAGTGTTAGTAATAACAGTTACTGGGTCATGATCACGCTGGATGATCAAGGACTTCTCGCAAAATTCAATGCAAGTCTTCTTAATTTCTAGAGTTGCAAGTTCCACGGTTGCTCCGGGAACATAGGGCATGACATAGTCAAGGAATGTTGAATGTGATTTCATACGCTGGTCATCCCGTTCTTAAATCTGATTAGCAAAGCAACGGCACGACTCTCGTTGGCGTACTCGTCATCCACCATCTCAGCACGTCCAATAATGAAGTCTTTGAGAAACTGGTGATACTCAATCGGAATAGGGACGGTGTCTGTCAAGACATAAGTCCCCAGCACTGTTGAGTAAGAACCCAAGAAAAAGTCTGGGCGAATCCGCTTGCACTCACGCACAACGTCGTTGGCATAAGTCAACAAGTTTGCGTCTGTGTATCGGACTTTGTCCGCATCTTTTAGAAAGACACGGGCATCATCAATAACCGATTGAAATGTTGCCATGTATCACCACAAATCTTTTCTAGCCCAATGGTTCGCACTGAACACATCGTCTTTGGTTGGATTACCGTTCTTGTCTTTGATGCCAGCAGAACGGGCTAAATAGTTGGCTCGGCGTTTAGGGTCTTTGTGCTGAGTAAAGTCTTGCATCCCTCGCAGTCCATACTTGACCAACTTAACGTCATCGCCTTTTTTAGCGAGAACCATCTTTTTATGGGTGTCGCCAGAAGGAGCCTTGACGGGCTTATTGAAGCCGGGAAACTCGTGTCCACGGTATTGCAACTTACCGCCTTCTTTTTTTACGTTAGATGCTTTCATATAACCTCACCTGTACTTTGCAGTTTTTTTGGCAATAGACGGAGGTTGCTTTACAAACTGCTTGCCAGCCGCAGTACCAGTTCGCTTGGCTTTAGTTGTTGCCGCATACTCCGATGCACTTAATGCTTTGATAGCCTTCTCTGGCAAGTAACGCTCACCAGTTTTGCCAGATGGCTTTCCTGACTTGGTACGCCACTTCTGTGCCGTCCAGTCTTTAAGGGATTGCTGGGGGTTCTTCATTTCTTGTAACCTCCACCTTTTGCCTTGTATTGAACAGCAAGCAGTTGAGCCTTTCGTGCAGACCATTCACCAGCATCTCCGCCTTTTGAGCCAGCCTTGATCTTTTCAAACAAAGCCTTACGCATAGTTGGCTTGGTGTAAACACCAGCAGAGTTGACAGTTGATTTGGTTTTCATTTTTTCCCTTGAGTTTTTTCCTTCTCCCAATACCATTCCTCTATCAAAAACGCATACTCTTGCGTTAGAGAACTTCCAAGGAAATTCGCCAAGTTGTTGTATAGAAATACAAGTTCTTGCTGGGAGCAATTAGGTCCATTCTTTTTTAACCAAGACATTGTTTTTAAATAACGCTCGGTTGGGTCATGATGCGTATACGCAATCGCTTTGAACTGATGCACAGAACATTGATTGTGATCAGCCGCCCGTACAGCCATGTAAGCAAAGATATTTGCACAGGCTATAAGGCAGATAAAAATCCATACAAAGAAATTCACTTCGCCATCTCAGTTGCCGCAAGGTTCATGCGGGTCTTGATTGATGCCAAGTCCTTTGGTTCATTCGCCCATGTCACACTGACATATCCAGCGAACTGTCCAACAGGAGGGGGAATGGATGCACGGCAAGCAAATGTTGCTCCTTGCTTTGATTCCCAATCAGAAGTCTTGGTATTGACAATCAACTTGTCGCAAGAAACCTCACCATTGAGCATGGAGATCATTGCTTTATTTCGCTCGGGGTTATCACTGAACAGCGCAGTAATATGACCCTCTACAGATTTATCTAGCCCCTTAGAGTTGATGGCAAAAAGTGTTGTCCTTTGATTAGTCACAAGGCTTACCTTGTGGACTAACACAGAAGTTGACTCCGTGTCTCGCAGTAATCCGTTGGACTCTTTAATCAACTCTTCTCTGTCTTTGAGTTGAGGCAATTTATCTTGAGAAAGGATTGCATTGAGAATGACCTGACGGCTATCCCATGCAAAGTAACCAAATCCGAATACACAAACAAGCAGAACAACTTCAAACAACTTGAAAGGTGTGTCTACCCATTTGATGAGGTCGATGGCTTTATCTATGTAATTTGTATTAGGAGGAGGGGTTTTTGCCCTAGGCGCTCTTACCGTTTTGGTCGGTACTTTTTTTGTGACCATTCATTTCTTCTCCCATATATTTTTAAACTATGTCGTACTTCCAGAGGAAGTAGGTAACTATTGAAGCCGCAAAAAAACACCAGAACATCAGGCGACGTAGCGCCTTTACATCCTGACCAAACTCGTCATAGTTTTCACGTTGCTCTTTGAGCATCCGCTCTTTGATAGCAACAATCTTGTCCCACTCAGCCTTGCCATGCTTTTTGATGACATCATTCTTGAGTTCTGTTTCCATGTCGTGGATTCTTTTTAATCTGCGCCACTCATCTACTGCATTCAGAATGGTCGTGTCACCCATGACAACTTGGGACTTGCGGCGCATCGCCGCTCTTGCTTGTGCTTCGCTGGTTGCAAAGTTATCAATATCCTTGACGAGAGCCTCAACTTCTTTACCAGCCTCTAGACCCTCTCGGATTCCCTTTACTGCTAACTGAGCGTTTAAGGCTATCGGGCTAGTCATCTGTAATCACTGATCACTCGGCTTTTACTTCTGTTTCAACCGCAATAGTGTCCGATGCTTGGAGTTCTTCTGCCTTGTCTTGCAACGCTTGCTTTAAGGATTTGCGTTTCTTTTCTTCGGCTGGTGCTGACTCTTCAGCCTCAACCTCTGCTGATGGCGCTGGCTCTTGAGCCTCGTCATCAAAGTGTTCTTTGTACCAATTACGCTCATCTAAAACGAGTTGGTCGAAAACAGACACCATGCCTGTTTTGGTGTTAATCATTTTTCGTAATGTCATATTTTAAAAATGGGAGGAGTTTCCTCCCCCCATCCTTTGCTTAGGTTACTTAGTAACTACAGCCGCCACTAACGCTTCTGGCTTCACAACTTTGAAGCCGAACACGTTCAGACCACGCATGATGTTGCCAAACGTGGTTGTGGAACGCAGAGTCTCGACGTTGGTAATTTGTGAGGCGAATGAAACCGCATCACGAGTACCAGCGATGATGGTTGTCTTAGAACTTGCGGTATACAGGTTGTTAGACACATAAAGGGTGAAACGATCAATCATTCCCATCTTGCCGTTACGCAAGATAGAAGTGTCGTCACCAGTTAAGTAGGCTTGCTTCAGATCAGAGTTCTTGATCAAAGCGCCCATCCATGCTGGGATAACTAACCAACGACCATCTTCTGGTACGTTCTGCTCGTCCAATGCTTGACCCATATTCAAAATCGTGTCAAGCACGTTTGACTTGGTTAGGGTAATTGGAGTTGCTGTAACGCCCAATGCGAGGTTGCCAGAACTTGCGCCAGCAGAGTTGCCTTGGTTAGCCGCCGCCGCCAAAGGCGTGGTGGATGCACCGCCAGTTGCCAACTGAGTCAGAACCAGACTGTCAATACCGATCTTCATTTGCTGTGCCGCATCGTTGGTGAACATATCCATCAACTTAACGTCTGCTTGGGTTGCATCAATATCATCAACCACCACATTGAAATACTTACCGTAATCAATGGTGAGGGTGATAGGTGTAGACACAGGGACTTGAGCCGCAAGACTCATGCCCTTTGTGTAATCACTGATAGTGATTGTTGGGATGGTACGGATGTTGACCTTGTCGCCTTGGTCTTTGATCTCGCCTTCCCAGTCGTTGTTCGTGATCTCACCGAGAACGGTAGATTTGTAGAACTTGACTTGGAGTTTGCCTGACCAAATTTCAGGGATGAAGTTACCCGTATACGAGTTTGTTGTTGCGCCACTTACGTAGTAGCCACTGGTTACGCCGACTGCCATGATGAATTTCCTTTAAATTCTCATGCGCTCATGTTTAGCGAATACGCTTTTCAAGTTGAGCCGCATGAATATCTGATTCAATGGCTACCATCTGTTCTGAACTAATTTCTCCCTTCCTTGCCCGTTGATAAAAATCTGCGATCTCAGGACGAGTCCAGATTTTTTTACCTTGGGGTTTGGATTGGTTGACCGTCGTAGACGGAACAACTTGAGACTCTAGACTTCGATTAGAAGTAGCCGCTCTTTGTGTGTTCGTCTTTTTCCACGCATTAAAAAAGTTTGCGACCCTAGCCGCATCTTTTGCACCTTCCGCATCCAGCAGTAAGTCTTGTCGACGCTGTCCCGCTAAATCATCGTATTGGTCAAGCCATTGATGGAATGCTTTATCGTCATTGATCTCAGCCCAGTCAGGAACCATCGCATTGAGTCTTTCATAAAAACTCAGTTCAGTGTTCTTGGTGGATGAAACTTCAAATGACTCGATTCTGGAACGAAGTTCTGCTATCTCATTTTCTTTTGAAGATAGTTCATCTCGTGCCGCACGTCGCATCAGATCGACTAGCGGCTCTCCATACTCTTGCACTTCCTCTGGTTTAACCAGCGTTTCTCTAGGTTTAGCATTCTTCAAGTCATCCATTTGTTTCTGGAGACGTGACAACTGGGCTTGCAATTCTTTGTTCGCACTAGCCAATCTCGGAACCTCTGCGGCGTATTTGCCATTCAAAGATTTATAACGTGCCTCCCATTTTTGGTCTTCCTCAGATTGAGGAGCCACAACGGGTTCTTCGTATTGTTCCGCTGGTTCAGCAACGCTTTGGGCTTGAGCCTGTTCAGTCGGTATGTCCTCTTGAACATACTGTTCTTGAGGGGCGACTTCTGATTGCTGTGCTTCTCTTGAAGCCTTGAGTTGTTGAAGGGCTTGTTCAGCCTTTTCTTCTGCCGCTAAAACGGCTCGTGGTAAAGACATGGTTTCTCCATAGACATATCACATAGACGTGTCGATGCCTGTCAGGTTTATCGACACTTTCCAATGTGGTGCTTGGTTTTGTTGTACGAGAAGCGGTACAACTCGCTATGCCCCCGATGGGGGAATTACTTCAGACGGGACAATGCCTGTCTTGCGTTCTTGGAGGTTTCCAATACTTCATACAAAGTTTGAATAGAACCCTGATTCCAACGAGTGAGAACTTCGTCTTTCGTGGAAGCATTGGCAACATTCATCTCTTGCAGAGAGACTGTCAACCATTCCTTAACGACTTCAAAATTGGGGTCACCATCTAGCGCAGAGAGCGAAGACAGCAACCGCTGGTTAGGTTTGGCAAGAATCACTTTTTGTAATCTTGCATTGAGCGGACACCGGGTCCACCGTTATAGGTGCATTCGTTAGGAGCCATGCTCCCCGTGGCTTTAACTAAACCGCCGTTATTCATGTACATCATTGGCGACTTTTTCTTATCGACCATCATTTTTACTTTGCCACCGTCTTTGTAGCCTTGAGGCATGACGGGTGTACCGCCGGATGTTTTCATCTTGGGCTTCATTTTCATCATCGCATTACTCCATTCATAGTGTTTGCATCGGTTCCGCCAGCGGGATTGCCAGCCACATCTGCCTCTTGCGGGGCGGGAAGTTGACCTTGCCCACCTTGTTGCATTTGCTCCGCTTGCATCATCATCTGCATTTGTTGCATTTGCTCTTGGCGGAACTTGATCACCTCAACATCAGGAACCAACTTGTCGGTATCCATCTGTAGGGTTCGAGCAACTTCACGCAAGAGATAAGCACGACCTTCCATGCCTTATCCAAAGTAGCAATCGCTTGCTTGATTCCTTTAGCGGCGTTATCCATCAGCATGGACAGACCAGACGCTGTGCGTCCAGCACCACCCGATACCCCGCCACCGTAGACGTAGTTCGGGATACCCGTGACTTCGTCTGCCTGACGCATGAAGTTTTGGTACACGCCCAGCAAGACATCGGCATTCATTCCGGGCTGGAAGAAGCGAACTGCTGGCTGACCACCACCCGTGCGGTCTGAAGTTGTTTGCCACAACTTCCAAGGGTACATAGAGGTAACGTCTTCGCCATCAGGCAATCGATCTACTGCCACTTCAACTTGTGGACCCGAGGCAATCGCCATGTTGTTTGCCAGTGAACGAGCGGCGGCGTTACACATAATCTGCGTGTCACGCATCTGCTCTGGAAGGGCAACGCCCCAGAAGGCTCCGGGAATATCGCCCCAACTAGCAATCTCGTATGGGCGCTTACCCAATGGATCAGGATTGATCACTGCCTTAATGACGAATGGACCAATCATCCAAGCGTTGATCTCGTACTCTTTCTCGGAGTCAATGTCCTTCTTTGGCATTCCCCAATCAAGGAGAGTTTGTCCAGAAGCAGAACCCCAATATTCCAAGGTCTCAATCACGCCGTCTTGGTACAAGCGACTGTGAGGCTTACCCTCTAAGTCGTCTCGCTCTTGATCACCAGTTAGCCACTCTCGTAAACCCTTGTCGCCGAAGCGCTCAAGCACTTGATCAATGTTCTCGTCAGAGTAGCCCGGCACACCACGAAGTGACTGCAACTCAGTGCGACTCAATTTATGTCGCTGAATCAGGAAGCCATCGTTTACACCAGAGGAACTAGGGGAGGGGTAAATGTCATAAGGAGAAACCCGCTCAAACTCACGAACAAAATCAGTAGCAACGATAGGAGTGAAGTCAGGACCCCACTTAATGCTTTTGCGTCTACGGACATTCGGTCCTTTAAAGATCGCAGTAGGGTAGGTAACAAAGTCATCAATGAATTCTCTAAACGCTTGTTGAAACTTTCCAGCGCCCAACTGGTCTTCAATCTTGTCTTCCATGCGACGAGCGGCATCCTTAGCCTCTTCACGCAGTTTGATCTTGACTTGGTCATGCACGGCTTCAAGACGTGTACGGAAAGCCTCTGGATGAATCTGAGCGCCAGCCTGAACAAATGCTTCAGCCTCTTGGCGAACCATGTCAATGATCGACATCTGAACTTCTGGTGGCAACTGAGGTTCCTCAGAAGGCACAAGAGTAAATGGTCGGTCATCCAAGGTCTGCATTACGTCCCGAATCCAAGATGCCGCCGCACGGCACTTGATGTCCGTCAGACGCATATAGATGTCAGAGCCGCCAGTCTTGGCAATCTCAATCGCACGTTCAGGGTCATAGACCCCACGGCGTTGTCTTTCGCACTGCAACAAACGCTCTACAAATTCTTGCTTAACAAACTTCGCCTTAGTCCAGCAATCTTTGATGTGCGCCGCCAGTTCGATCTCAGCCAGTTCGAGTGCGTCGTTTTCTGGTGTCACCGCCTTGACTTCAACTTCTATTGCGGGTTTGGCAATCGTTATGCTCATGTCCAACCTTTATTGGATGTGGTCTTAACCGCTCTTGCTTTGGGTCCAGTAAGACCGTTCCTGATTCGCATACAAGCGTACTGAAGCGCATCTTGTATGTGAGACATATCATCTTTAACAGGACGATCTCTGAACCGAGCGGGACCGCTGGTTTTTAATCTCTCATATTTGTATCTGCCGTTGAATCCCTTACGCAACTGCGAGCATGAGGGGTCAAGCAAAAATCCGGGCATACCGTCATTCATCCGTGTCAGGAAGAACGCTACGGACTCACGCCGTGGAATCCAATCGTTTGTCGGGGCTGGCTCTGTGGGAATACCGCACTCCAGCAACTCCATCAAACAAGTCCTCTCGTCCGTCTGCGCCCGAATATTTCCGGCTGGGTCACCAGCAGAAACTCGGCTAAACCCAGAGTATTCGTTGAGCAAGATTGGCTTGACGATGTCGCTTGCAAACTGGCGGATACCCATGTCTTGGGAGACGATCTCTTTTAAGACCAAGACCTGACCCCGTGCAGTTTGTTGCATCACAACACAACTGGGCGTAAGCCCAAAGTCCCAACCCAAAATGATTGGGAACCCACGGATAGGCTCCAACTTCTGAGAGGCTACGTGAACCTTGTCGTTGAACTCTGGGTAGACAGGCTTGCCGTCTGCCGTAGTTCCATAGTTGCCCAGCAAGAAAACATTTATCCAGTTGTCGTCTTTGCCGCCCAACTGGTTCATGTAGTACGTGTACCCATTGGGAAGGTTGTCTATGTTTTCCGCTTCGGGGTTCGGCTTGTACTCGTCGCCTTCTTTGTAGAGACCACCCGGCTGGCGGAAGAACTTCCAGCCCTCAGGCGTGGATTCTTCGGCGATTTTGTAGTACCAACTGTCGTCGTCTGGGGGGTTGGTGTCGAGGATGACTCCACTCCAAGTGGGACCACCTTTGATTCGGGCTGGATAACGTCCGACCCTTTGGGTGACCATGTCAAAAATTTCTTTAGGAACTTCAGAACACTCATTTATCCACGCTCCAGTTAGTTCAAGGGAACGCAGTTTCCCCGTCTCGCTTGGCTTATCCAAGGCTAAAAACAATACTTCCAACTCTAGGGACGTTCCGTCCCCAATGTCATTGATGGTCGCCGTAGATGTAATAGGCGTATCCCAGCGCATCGGAGCCACATGACTCGGAAACCATGTCTCCCATGTCTTGATAGTCGTAGACTTCAACTCAGGATAGGTGTTACGAATGATCGCCCAACGGCTTCTACGCACACCATCAGTGTGTGGCTTTTGCTGTAGCGCCCTAGCCATGATCTCCACACAGCAAGATGATGACTTACCAGACCCAACGGGTCCCATTAGTCCACGGACAAACGCATCAGAAGCATGAAACTCCTTCGCACTATTGCCCGGAGGGACGTAGTTGACCACATCTTCGTCAACAGAAGTATCTAATACTGCGCTCACTTGCCTGTCGTGTTCAAGTTAAAGGTCACACCTTGAGACGAAGTCTCCATCTTGATGTCCGATAGGTTCGGTAAAGACTTGTCCAGTAAGATTTTGATAGCCGTCAACTGGGTTGGAGCCAGTTGTGTCTTACCTTCGATGTGTGTCATCAAACGATTAACCAACTGGCTGGCTTGAATCTTCGCTCGGACTTCGTCCTGATGATTCTTTCTAATTCTTGCCGCCATGATTTCACTCCGTTAATTTAATTTTCTGCCTTCAGCCTTCTTAAAAGACTCCAGCAATCCACCAATAAGCCTCTCAACATCCCGAATACTCTGGAATGAATTGAGATTCACCTCGGTCTCGTATGCCATAGGCTCACCATTGATATACACAACACCCCTAATCGTCACGTCATAGGGCGCTAATGCCTGTCTGAACTCAGATGGATACCCCACCTCCACCCCTTTAAGGGGCTCGTAACTCCTCAAGAGCGTCTCAAGTTCGTTAATCCTCACGTTTACTCCATCAGTTATTGGTTGCGGGGGATGGAATCGAACCACCGACCTCTTGGTTATGCGCCAATCGCTCTACCTCTGCGCTACCCCGCTATGGAATTAACGCCAATAGCACCAGTCCAAATATGCTTCCTATCAGCAAGATCGTTGCAACCCTTGCCAACTCCTCAACTACTTCAAAAAAATTCTGCATAGAGCCTCCTATGACCCCGTAGGGCTTTTCTTTTGGTCCGTATGGGTCAAGTGCGTTTGCATAGGGGTTAGCGTTGGAGTCCTCAGACCCCCGTCCACTACGCTGTTGGTCACTCCACGGGGATGTCCCTGTCCGTATCGCAGTGCCAATCCGTAGTTCACCGTTGATTTATATAGTGTTTCTGTGTAGTTGTGCCTACTTTTGTGCTTGTTAGTTAGTTGTTGCCCCCTCTTTGAGGGGCAACACCTGTCCCTTTGTGGGAAATGGACACCTGTCCGTATTACCCACACTAACTCGTTGATTTCAAACACAGAAAGGTAACTGACTTATGCGTACACACAACTGCTTAACAAACGTCTATCAGGTCTCTAACGACATCCGTGATTACGGGACTGTCTACGCCTATCACAAGGCTAGAGAGCGTCATGCTGGAATGGTTCAAGCCTTATGGCTTATCTACGTATCCAAGTCTATGGACAAGCACCAGAACCGTAGGTATTCCTCTGACTACATCTCTCTCCGTTAAGTCTTCTTCTCTTTGTTATTTCCCCCCTCTTTGAGGGGGAAATAACTTTCTTTTTTCTCTCTCGTTCTTCCATCAATGTTTCTTTACTCAAAGGAGTCTGTCATGTCTTTAGTTCTTTCTCAATCCGTTGCTCATCCAACTCAGCCACAAATTGATCGCTTGGTCTCTCTTGGTATCACTACCGTTCCTAGTACTCGTACAGAGGCTAGCGCACAAATCACTAAGGCTATTGCCGAGCGTGATATGCGCCCAGCGACTACCGCTCAAAAGGGTAGAGCGGGTGTCTTAGGTGGTCGTGATCTTCCCGGCGCTGGTGTGCGGGAAGTTTCCTCACAAATCGCTTTGCTAGAGGCACTGGCACTGGTCGATGGTTCGGAGTTCAACAGCGAGTTGCACTCAGAAGCAATCCAGTTGCTTATCCAGCGTGTACGTGATCGCTTTGTCAAAGCGGTCAAGGTAACAGTACCCGCTCAGAAGTAAGACTCAGCCTCAGTTCGGAGACGCCCTCTGGACTGAGGCAACTTCTCTTTTCAACTATTCAATCTCGACTCGATATTTCCATGAAAGGAACTGATCATGCTTGCAGAAAAGTTAACTCAATTCACTGGTAGTGAGCATCATTACTTAGAACCACTGTCTCGTATGAAGTACACCGATGGTGTGAAGTACTTTGCAGATACTGCTGGAGCCTACTGGTTCTTAGACATCATCTTCTCAGAGTTCTCTCAATTACAACGCTCAGTCGGATTCATGTCCATCTCTCTAGATGTACAAGGTAGCGAAGCAATCATCTCTGCTACCGATGGCAACAACTTTGAGTTAAAGGGTCGCCGTGTTGATTACACAGATTGTCCCGCTGGAACGTACAAGTTCTTCTTTTGCGACGATGTGCTGTTACTCCAGTCGGAGTACTAGCCATGCGTAAACACATCCCTCAATCCCGTCTCAATATTTCCATGAAGCGGGTCATTCAGGCAACGATGTTCTATCTATCAACCATTGCTTTCATTGTTATCGCTGGCTTCTGGGTAACAACCCGCTCAACCGATGCTCTCACTCTCACTGCCTACTGCTTAGGTTTCTTTGCGTCAATAGCGATTTCATTTCGCTACTACACATTACTCACCAACAAGGAGGATGACTACTTATGAATGCTCCAGCCGAACTTGCTCGGGTATTTCCGTCTATCAAGGATAGACGTGAGGTACTCGGGCATCACATAGCAAGAATCAAACGACTCCTTGAGTCGCCTGATACCCCAGAGCGCCAGTCCATGATGGCAACGCTCGAAAATATGACCATCAAGAAAGCAGATGGTCTTGCCAAACTGTTCCGCAAGATTCGTGAAAGCGAACTTGATTACGGGACAAGGGACAAACTAAGAGAGATATGCGCTAGTACCAACCACTTCTATGCACTACTGCAATACGAT